ACATAAATTTTACATCCCCAGAATTAAGATTATGGCCAGAATAGCAAACCCAAGAGAGATACAGGCGTTGAAGGGTGACGTAGCCCACAACCCGCAACGATATAAAGGCGAAGTGCCCAAGTCAGAGATGGCCATGGGCCAAGCCCCTGAACATATGAGCGACGAAGCCAGATCGGTTTGGTTTGAAATCGAATCGATCATGGTTGCGGGTATATCTACCGCACCTGACAGACCTATGATGGAATTGCTTTGTAATCTGCTTGCAGAATATCGTGAATGTCCGAAGGAATTTGCCATAGGTAAATACGGGCATCTGATCTCATGTTTAGCCAGGTTCGGAATGTCGCCCTCTGATCGTGGCCGACTAGCTATTGAGAAACCAAAAGATGAAGATTCCTTTGAGATGTTATGAATGGCGTTGATCGCTGTAATCAATACGTTAATGACGTAGTCAGCGGTGAAGTTATTGCGCCTAAAACCGTCATTCTTGCGTGTGAAAGATATTTAAGAGACTTTGATAACGACAAATTCTATTTCGATGAGAAGTCGGCCAATGCTGCCGTTGGTAATATTGAAAACCTACCCCATGCGAAAGGCAGGATGCAAGGTCAAAAGCTACATTTAGAAAACTGGCAATGTTTCTTTATCTGTAATCTGTTTGGCTGGAAGTGGACAAAGAATAACTTAAGGCGATTCCGCCGGGCATATGAAAGGGTTCCGAGAAAGAACGGCAAGTCATTCCTGGCTATTTGCGTAGCTTTGATGATGTTCGGTCCTGATAACGAGCCTGGCGCAGAGGTTTATCTGGGGGCTACAGGTCAGGACCAGGCGAAGGACTTATTATTTAACCCGGCCAAATACATCGTATCTAGAGCAAAAAGTTATAGGGAAAGATTCGGGATTGAGGTTAACGCCTCAAATATGATTATCCCTAGTAACTTTTCGCAGTTTAAATCTGTGATTAAAAAACCCGACGATGGTTATAACCCGCATTGTGCGGTGGTTGACGAATACCATCAACATGAAACCAACGATCAATATTCGACATTTGATACAGGCATGGGATCGAGGGATCAGCCGTTACTTTTGGTAACTACTACCGCAGGAAGTAACCTTGCCGGGCCTTGTAAGGAGATGGACGACGACTGCATTAAGCTACTCAACAGGGTTTTTGAGGATGAGTCATTATTTGTCTTGATCTACACACCGGATGAAGACGACGAATGGTCGGATCCGGCTACATTGAGAAAGGTTAACCCGAATATCGGGGTCAGTATTTCCGAAGATTATTTGCTTGATCAACAAAATATAGCGAGAAGGTCGGCCACAGCTCAAAACGGATTCAGAACTAAACACCTAAACGAGTGGGTAGGAACCCGGACAGCGTGGATGAATATGCTGGCCTGGCAGCGTCAAAAAACTGACATCAAGATAGAAGACTTTAAAAACGAGCATTGCTTCGTTTCTGTTGATCTGTCATCGAAGAAAGACTTAACCAGTATTTGCATCCTGTTCAAGCGTGAAGGTCATTACTACACATTTGAGAAGTTCTATGCACCCGAAGCTGCGGCAGAAGAAAACGATAGATATAGGGCGTTTCACACAGAAGGGGAGTTAGTTTTAACCCCAGGCAACACGACAGATTATGCCTTTATCGAAGAAGAGTTAAAGCAATTAGCCAAAGACTTCACGGTTGAATACTTCATTTTTGACCAATGGCAAGCCAATTACCTGATAACACGAATGCAGGAGCATCGTTTGCCAGTGATGGAATTGCCGATGACTACGAAGAACCTGTCAGATGCCATGAAAGAGGTCGAGGCGAGGGTTTTAGAGAGGGAATTATGGCATGACGGTAACAAGTGTATGACTTGGCAAATGGGGAACGTAACAGCAAAACAAGACGCGAGAAACAATATCTACCCACGCAAAGAGAATGAAAACGATCATCGATGCCATATCGACGGCCCGGTGACTCTTATTATGGCCATGAACCGCTGGCAGATCGATCAAACTAGCGGCGTCGGCGAATTTTTATCTAATCCGGTCAGCGTATGAATCTATTTAGCCCCATTATGGCCTTGTTTGGGAAGGGCAGCTTATCTAACAACGAAAAAGGTTATCAGGTCGCCTCAACGCAGACAAACGCCACAGATGCGGGAATTTCGGTCAGTGACGAGCGAGCTATGCAACTTTCTTCTGTATGGGCTTGTGTGCAGTTAATCAGCAATTCTGTCGCCTCATTACCACTAAATTTCTACAGAAAAACGGAAAAAGGACGCGAAGAGCTAACAAACCACCCATTAAACGACTTATTCCATAAAAGACCTAACGCCTGGATGAAGCCTAGAGACTTTAGGCTTGCTATGACGGCTCAATTGGCCATCTGGAATAATGCTTATGCGGAAATAGTCTATTCAGGAGAAAGACCGGTGGCTTTGATGCCATTGCGAGCAGGCAGAACCACTCCTCACCTATCAGATGATGGCGTTTTGACTTATCACCACCGCGATTCGATGGGCAACGTGATTATCTACTCAAAACGGGCAATTCTGCACCTCAAAGGCTTCGGTACTGATGGAATAGTCGGAGCTGAACGTATTGGCTTTGCTAGAAAGACATTAGGCTTATCAGTTTCGGCAGATACTTTCGCAGCTAAGCAGTTTGCTAACGGCGGCAGAAGTGGCGGCGGCTATTTGATGTTTGATGATTGGCTAACCCAGGACCAGAGAACTCAAGCGAAAGCCCTTTATTCCGGAATGAGTGAAACCGCATTTAATACCAATAAAGTCTGGTTATTAGAGGGCGGCGTTAAGTACGAGCCTGACAATATATCACCAGACACCATGCAAATGCTACAAACCAGGGGTATGCAATTATCAGAGATTGCCAGATTCTTCGGAGTGCCGGAAGTCTTAATAGGCGCAGGAACTAACACATCAAGCGCGTGGCCTGCATCTTTTGAAGCGCAACAATTACACTTTTTGCAATACACCATCGAGCCTTATCTGGACGAATGGGAGACTGCTTTGTTTGAAAGCATGATCGCTCAAAAAACCATCTTTGCCGACCATGATGTGAGTGGATTTATCAAAACCGACTCAGCCGCGAAGTCATCCTATCTGTCAACCCTTGTCCAGAATGGATTGATGACCAGAAACGAAGCCCGAAGCCGTTTGAACCTACCAACAGTGGACGATGGTGATGATTTAACCGTCCAAGTCAACCTTGGCCCATTGGGTCAACTAGGAAACGATAATGCTATACCTAAAAAGCCTCCAGTTGGAGCAATGCAACCTCAAATTCGCCAATAAAGACACGGGTGTCTTTGAAGGCTATGCCTCTGTTTTTAATTCAACCGATAAAGTCGGGGATACCATCTTGCCAGGCGCGTTTATGTCATCGATAAGCAAAAGACTGCCTAAGATGTTTGTTAACCATAAGCAGAGCGATGTGCCGGTTGGAGATTGGACAGATATGAAAGAAGATGAGCACGGATTGAAGGCTAAGGGTGTTATTGATCTTAACCACAAAGACGGCCCGACTGTTTTCTCAGCTCTTAAGCGCGGCGCGATGGATGGATTATCTATCGGTTTCACAATGAGCGAAGGTGACTTTGAGAAGAAGTCCGAAGGTGGCAGGAACATTAAAAACATGAATTTGATGGAGGCATCAATCGTTAACTTTCCCTGTGAAGGGCAAGCGCTGATAACGGCAGTAAAAGCCGACATTTTATTATTGAAAGATTTAAAAGACTTTGAAAGCTATATGCGTGACGTATGTGGTTTGTCTCGGTCGCTGGCCAAAACCTATGTCAGCCAGTTTCGTGATTGTGTGCTGCGTGATGCAGTAAATGAACACGAAGAAAAAGACATGGAACAGCTAATGACTGCACTAACATCACTAAGGAACAAACTAAAATGAGTGAAGCACAAAAGGCGCTGGACAGCGCCGAGTTAATTGTCCAGATCAAGGGTCTTGAAAAAGACATTTCCGAGAAGTTTGAGCAAATCTCCTCTGCTACAGAGCAAGCCAACAATGAATCTAAATCATTGGGCAAGGTCAGCGAAGAGACTGTAGCCAAACTCGAAAAACTCTCCGAGCAGTATGACGGTATTTATGACCGCATCCAAGCGGTTGAGCAGAAGGGCGCTACTGTATCCAAAGGCAACGGACACGAAAGCCTTGCCAAGCAGTTTATGGAAACAGGTGGCTTTAAAGACTTCCAGGAAGGCCGCACAGGTCGCGCGCGTATGGAAGTTAAAACAGCAATCATCAATGCTACCGGACAAAACCAGCCTCTAGTGGCTGCGGATCGTTTGGGCGGAA